TCTCGAGCGCATGATGGGCGTGACGGACGTCAATGAAATCTCGGCCACGCTCGACGCGATGGCTGCCGACCCCGCGGTCGAGAAGATTGCCTTTAACATCTCGTCCCCTGGCGGCACGGTCACCGGCATCGAGGAACTTGCCAACAAGATCCGCGACGTGGGCAAGCCGAGCATGGCCTATACCGATAGCGAGATGGCCTCAGCTGCTTACTGGCTCGGCTCTCAGGCCGATCGCGTCGTCGCCTCCCCCTCGGCCACCGTCGGCAGCGTCGGCGTCTACATGGCCATCCCTGACATGTCCAAGCTCTACGAGTCCCAGGGCGTGCGCATGGTCGTCATCAAGTCGTCCGGCTCTCCCCTCAAGGGCGCCGGCATCGAGGGCACGTCTCTCTCCGACGAGCAGCTCGCCGACCTTCAGGCCTCGGTTGACGGCATCCATGAAGACTTCAAGGCCGCCATCCGCGGGAAGCGGGCCATGGTCGCCGACTCCGCCCTCCGCGGTCAGGTCTTCTCCGGCAAGCAAGCCGCCGCCCAGGGCCTAGTCACCGGCCTTGCGGACTCCTTCTCCAAAGCCCTCGCATCCTTTTAATCTTATGCCCCGCATCTTCACCGACATCGACGACACCCTTCTGAAAGACGGCCAGCCCGTCGAGCGCGTCATCGACTACATCGACGAGACCGCCGAAGAGGTGGTCGTCCTGACCAACCGCCCGGAGTCCGACCGCGAGAAAACCGTGGCCGACCTCGCCGCCACTGGTCTCGAGTATCAGGAGCTCATCATGAATGACGGCTCCGAAGAGGCTCCCGCCTTTAAGGCCCGCATCATCAAGGAACGCCTCGACGCCGGCGAAGTGGTCGACCTGTTCATCGACAACCGGGCCGACAGCCGCGAGGCCGTGGCCGCCCTGGGCGTCGAAGTCATGGATCCCGCCGCCGTCCCTGAGGTCGTCGAAGAGTCCGAAGAGGAAGTCGAAGACGAGGTCGAAGAGGCCGTCGTCCCCTCGGCCAAGGTTGCCAATTTCCGCAGGACTAGCATGACCATCGAAGAGCAACTCGTCCAGGCCGCCGCCTCGCTTGCGGGCCTTACCGCTGAACGCGACGACCTCCGCACCACTGTCGAGAAGATGACCGTCGGCACCTCTGCCGAACTGGAGTCCCTCAAGGTGGAAGCCGCCGCATCGTCCTCCAAGGTCGCCGAACTGACCGCCGCCCTCGAAGCCTCCGCCAAGGAAGCCTCCGAGCTGAAGGCCAAGGTCGCCGAGCTCGAAGGCTCGAAGGCCACCGCCTCGAAGGAAGCCGCGAAGATCGTCGCCTCCTTCGGCACCGAGCCCGTCGAACTCCCTAAGGGCGACTCCCCGGTCAAGATGAGCAACGCCGACATCAAGGCTGCTTATCTCGCTCTCCCTCCTGGTCAGGCCCGCATCGCGTTCTTCAACGCGCACAAGGCCGCTCTCATTTCCCTCTAACCCTCACTCCCTAACACACTACTATGGCTACCGTCCTCCCTACCGCTCCGGCTATCCTGTCTGACTACATCGTCCAGACCGTCGCCGGCAAGCTGCCCATCCTCAACAACATCTCCGTCAACCTCTCGGCCTCCGTCGGCCGCGCGGGCAAAACCGTTTTCGTCCCGATCATGGGTTCGGGCACGGCCTCGGAATTCAACAAGGCCACCAACACCCTCGCGGATGTTGACGGCGCCACGATGACCAACTCCTCGGTCACCCTCAAACATTTCAAGTACGTCGACGAGTTCAGCCCCCTGGACATCCAGGAGTTCGGCATGCAGTACCTGATCAACGCTTACGCGAAGACCGCCGCTCAGGCCATCGTCGACAAGTGCTGGGAAGAAATCGGCGCCGTCTTCACGACCGCCAACTTCGCCACGGAAGAAATCGTCACCGTCAATGACTTTGGCTATGACGACGTCGTGAATGCCCAGTTCCTCCTCGACACCGCCAAGGCTGGCCAGCCTCGTTCCTTCCTCGTCGGCAACGGCTACCTGAAGGCCCTCCGCAACTCGGCCTCCCTCGTCAGCTCCCTCAACCCGAGCGCCAACACCGTTGTTACCACCGGCAACGTCGGTCAGGTCGCCGGCATGGACATCTACCAGTGGAACCAGATCCCGAACGTCGAGAATCTCGCGGGCGTGGCTATGGGCCCGGATTCCCTGCTCGTCGCGACTGGCGTGCCGATGGCTGAAATCGCCGGCTTCAACGCCAGCGTCGCCACCGCCGAGTCTGGTCTCTCCGTCCAGGTTCTCGTCGGTCAGGCTGAAACGGGCAACATCCGTTGCATCGCTCAGATCCTCATCGGCGCCAATAAGGGCCGTGGGACGAGTGCTGTCCGCTACGTCACCGCTGCCTAAGCGGCCTGACATCGAAAACGGGGGCTCCGCAAGGGGCCCCTTTTTTGTGCCTGTTTGCCAATGGCCGCAGGGTTATGAGTTTATACTCTGAGTTCCTGCCCGACGCGAAGGAGATGGTCGCCGATTTTGCCGTGGCCGGTTCGGCCAACTCTGGAGCGATTACATTCGCTTGTCTCATCTCCGACCCCGCCGTGCAGACCGTGCTCGAGGCTGGGGGCTATATGGAGCGAACCCAGTACAACGTCCGCCTCCCCGCCGCAACGGCCTCCTGGAGCCTCCCAGATGGGTCTATCGGGGCTTCCACGGCCATCATCGTCGGCGGCTCCCCCATCGCTTCCCTCGCCCAGGGCAAGAAGATCGTGGCCGGCGGGAAGAACGTCCGCATCACGACCCAGACCTACAAGCCCGGTTCGGCTTGGGTGACCCTCGTCGTCATCGACGATAACCAGTAATGGCCAAGAAAGGCGCCATCGAGCCGAAGTCCCTCGCTCAGTTCGTGGAGGCCTGTCGCCAGTTTGCGGCTCAGACCGGCATCACCATGCGCGACGCCGTCCTCGAGCAAGCGGCCTTTGCTTGCCAAGATGCGGCCATGTTCACCCCTCCATTGCCTAGGGGTGGGGGCAACGGACTAAGCCCTGGGGCTAAGAAGGCTGGCTTAAAAGCCGTAGCCGGCGACATCTCCAAGATCTTCGTGGCCGCTAACGACTCCTCGGCCAAGGGCAGAGCTGGGAACATCGTGAACCAAATTGCATTCGCAGTTAAGGCCGGTGACTTCGGGACTTTTAAACGCCTGACCGATGGCGGCAAGCTACAGGGCATGCTCGGACAACGCAGCATACTTGCTAAGATTGCGGCAGACGCGGATAAGCAGCGGGCCTTTACCAAGGCTAGGAACTTTCTAAGCCGTGCAAACCCAGTCAAGACGGAGTACGGCACGCAGGGTTTTGTCCGTGATCTGCGACCGATTCACAACCAGGTTAAAGGGCGGTTCGGCGGACGCATCAAGAAAGGCAACCGGGCAGTGTCCGTCAAACTGCTTGTGCAAGATAAGTCCGAGCTCAATGAATACATCCAAAGGCGGCAGCAGATGGTCGGGGCGGTCAAGTCAGGTTGGGCCAAGGCTCTCGCAAGTCTTCCCCGCCCTAAGGATAACAACGGCCAAAAAGGCGAACCTGGCGCAGAGCTGCGGAAGGCTACTTGGATCACCTTGCATACGGCAATTTCTGGGTACAATAGCACGACCTTTACCGATAAGATTTGTGAAGCATCCGTGACTAACAGCCTAGGCAACATCAACGGCATCGCCGACCAAGCCGGCGTTTTAGGGCTGGTCTACGGTAACCGCGTCAAGCAGATGCCAGGCATGATCCGTCACCGCATGCAAAAACCAATCAATAAGTTTAACCGCAAATAACATGGCCTTCACCAAATCCATCCGCCACATCGTCGAGGGCACGCTCGCGACCTATCTCACCGCCCAGGCTGGTCTCGCCGGCGTGGCCATCCTCACGGGTGACAGCGCCGCGACCCAGACCCTGCCGAAGGCCGTCGTCCTCTGCGACTCCGCCCGGGCCCCTGGCGACCTCCCCGAAGGCCTCGGGAATTACGATTGCTCCGTCCGCGTGACCCTGTTCTCGAACGCCGACGACACGACGCTGGCCGTCCACCGCGAACGCTGCGCCGCCCTTTCGGACTGCATGAAAAGTTTTGATTTGATTGAAGCCGCCTTTGCGGCTGGAGGTTCCGCGATCTGTTACGACTTGTCTTATCGCTCCGAAGACGAGGGCATCGACGAGCGCTCCTGGGCGACTTCCTTTGCCTTCGACGTCCTCACTTGCCTGAACCCCGAGTAGGTTGCCAATTAAAGCAGGAGTAAGATGAGCGAAGTAAACAAAGGCGTGGTGTGCTTGTACGGAATCGGCGCCGGCCAGCAGGCCTCGCTTTACGTTCAAAGCTACACGGTCACCTCTAATTTCAACAACTCGGCGACCGTCATGGATGAGGATGGCCTCACCGTAACCGCCCGTTACGACGACAGGAAATCCGAAATTAACATTGAAGGCGTGGCCAAGGCCACCAGCGTTCCGGCCCTTGGGACGACCCTGTCCTTTACGGCCAAGACTGCGTCTGCTTACCCGGGCGGAGCGGCTTCTGTTTCTTTCAGCGGAACGGTGACAAAGGTAGACGACAAGGGCTCGAGCTCTGGATTCGTCAGCGTCTCAGTCACTGCTGAGTCCTACGAGACCATCACCTATTAATTGACACCCCCGAAAGTGGGGTAGGCTAGGGGGAGTGGATCGTCGCTTCCTGAATGCCCACATCGACCCGGCTCCTTTTAGGATTCTGGGTCGAACTCTTTACCCGTTTTGCCTTAAGTACCGCGTGCGCCTGCATGCGTTAGACTCTCCCCTGGTTACCGGTGCCCGTGGGGTTACCCCGTCCGATCTCATCTTCGCCTGCCAAGTCTGCGCCGAGGAGCCCCTGGGCGGACTCGGGTTCATGGACAAGATGCGCGTCATATATCTTAACGAGAACTTTCCACATTTCGAGCGTCTGCTAAAAGCTTTCTCTGATTATGTTCTGATTCACGACTGGCCTAAGTTCTGGGAGCAAACGAACAAGAAAAGCGGAGGAAGCAAAGGCCCGCCATGGCCGCTGTCGATTGTGGCAAACCTAGTGGCGAACGGCGTGCCATATAAGCAAGCATGGGAAATGCCCGAGTGCCAAGCCATCTGGCTGAACGCGGCCTTCGCCATGCGCAAGGGTGTCGACGTGGCGATCATGTGCCCGGAGGAAGAGGCCTTCATCGAGTCAGAGCTAAAGCGCGAAGCCGAAGAAGCCGCGGCCGCCAAAGCCGTTGCCAATCCAGCAGGGTAAAGAGACCATGGCCCAAGACCTGACCGTAAACATCAAGACGACCTCCGACGTCCCCCAGGCTATGGGTAAGGCTGGCGCGGCCGTAAGCAACTTTGACAAGCAGTTGTCAGGCATCGGGCAGGCGTTTAGTAATTCTTTCAAGAGTATCTTCCTTTCATTCCTCGGGCCGATGGCGCTGCTTACCGGGGCGATGGCTCTGATCGGCAAGCTTATTGCGGATAATCAAAAGAAACGAGAGGACGCAAACCAGGCAGCAATCGATGACACAAACAAGCTCATGTCTTCTGAGGACAAGTACTGGGCCAGAAAGCGCGAAAGACAAAAGCAAAGCCAAGAATCAACAGAAGAAGCGAAGACTCAAAGAATCACGACTACGGAGGAATTTCTTTCTAAAGACCCGCGCGGTAAACAATTATGGAAAGACATCCAAGCGGGCCGACATTCTATCAAACCTTTTACCGCATCTCACAGGGCAATCAAAGATCCTGAGCTTCAAAAAGAAGTTCAAAGAATGCTCTCAGAAGACATTCAAAATGACCCCCAAAGCGGTGCAGCTTTAGAAAGTAAAAACGAAAAGGCCGGCACCTTCAAAGGCCCCGAAGGCTTCGGCAATGTGATCGGCGTGGGCGCCAACCCGGTCATGGAAGCGATGACCAGACAGACCGAAGTCCTCGAGGAAATCAAAGCCGTCCTCGAATCGCAACGCTCCTCCGGCGGCGTTCCTCCTCCCTTCACTGAAAAGCCGATGTCCACCCGAACCATCTTTAACGTATAACATGGCCCTTGTATCAAACGGAAACCCCCTAAGCGCACCGGTCATCCTCCCGGGCTGGACGTACAACCGCGACCCGTTCGGCCTCGGCACTTCGACTACAAAGTACAAGTGTAATTGGGACGTAGACATGGCGGCCTTTGCTGCCCGCGGTCAACCGCACCCTGACTCGACTTATTCCTTCCTCAAGGCCAACTCCTATTCCATCAGCTGGGACTCCTTGGACATTGCGACTCTGACCGTGGACTACGTCGGCATCCCGCCTAGCGTGAACGGGGGCGTATACACCAACCCGAACACGTCCTCGGCCAACGGCTTGACCGCGGAGAACATCACGAGCCACCCCAACTTCTTTAGCCTGCAAGCTGGCTTCCTTGGCCCAATCGCTGGCCCTTCTCCCTATACCCAGGACGCCCCGGACAACCTTGCCCCAGTCGTCAACGGCAAGCCCGCTTTCCTCGGTCTTAACGGATCGTGCTTCGAGAAGGCGAGCGGCGGCCGCTTCATCGGCTTTGTCGACCCGACTTATCCTCAATACTACGGCAAGACCCAGTACCTGGCTAAGACCTCTACCTACTCGGGCGTGATGTACACGACCCAGCTCGGGAACGTGCAAGCCCTTCTTGGACTTCTGAACACGGCCACGGCGACTAACTCATGGGGAGCGTCTTTCCCTCTTCTCCCCGCATGGGCACCGGTAGGCGTGGGCGACTTCGGAAACAACGTGAACCTCCTTTCTCAGGTCAACGTCGAGGAGTACGGTTCTCTTTACAAAATGATGTATGAAATCCGTTATGCCAAGGCCGGCTGGGAGCGCGACGTCTACGTCAACCTAGCCTGATGAGCATCCAGCCAGGAGTCGGCTATACTTTCACTTCGTCCAGCCAAGGGACGAACATGAACATCGAGACTCCCTGGAGCGAATGGGATTCCTCGGCGGTCATCGACCGAACCTATCAGCAGTTCCAACTGCGCTCCGTCCGCGTCGGCACGACCAACAAGCTGCAACTGGCCAAGGGCACGGTGGCCTTCACGCAGAGCAACATGCCCCGCGTCAGGCTTGGCGGCCATTACGACCAGCGCCAGACATGGATCAGCAAGGTCGCCGTCTACGGCTCCGGCGTCTCCCGCACGGCCGGCGCTGCCCCTGCGTCGGACATCTGGATGGAAGCGGGCGGATACTATAACATCACGACCGCGGGGACGTACTACGTCACGGTCAGCAAGTTCGACATTAACCAGTCTAACGACGACACCGAGTCGGCCCTACTCAACGCCGAAGCCCCTTGGGTGTCCATCTTCCCCGCCGGCGACGCCATCGAGTCGGCCATCTTCTCCGAGACGGGGCCGTCCGAGTACGTCAACAAGACGAACGTGCAGAAGATGGTCGGCTATGACGCCATGTCCACCGGCCTACCGGGCGACTGGGGCAACTGCCACACGACTTGGTTCAACCCGGTCAAGTGGGGGTACTCCGTCAAGCTCATCGCAACCGTCACGGCTACGGCAAACCCTCTCGGCGAAGGCATGGTCTTCTCCATCGACCAGCACATCGTCGGGCCTATCGACCTCCAGATTCCCGTCCTATTCATCGGGACGACCCTCTGCAATCAGGACGACCTGACCGAGACGAACGACCCCTATAACCTGAACAAGGACTCCGACCCCGCATGGTCTTTCATCGTCAACGCCGACACCCTTACCGCGTTGAACACGATCACCCCCGCTAACGACGACTGGTTCCAGGAGTTCGTCGGGCCGGCCGACTGGACTTCGACCAACTACATCGGGCTCACCGCGGGAAGCTGCGCGGCTCAGGACGACAACGCTTGCGAGCATCCGTTCCAGTTCCACCCCTTCACCGTTGCAAGCGGGGAGAGCTTCCTCTTCCGGGCCAACGTCTGCGCCGGCATGGCCAACAACCTCGTCCCCCTCGACGAGCCTGGCTCGGGCACGCTGCTCCCCGCGACCATCGACTTCCTCACGACGGGGGACACCTTTATCTATCTCCGCATGGGCACGGAGGCCTACGCGTCGAGCGCCCCCGTCTTCCCGGTCACGGACGTCACGGACGAGTACTACCCGACGATCGTGCAGTCCCCGACGGCCCTCACGGATACCGACGAGTATTGCTATATCCTCATGGGCATGGCGCGCAACGTCGGCGACCCCGACACCTTCACCGTCGACCAGACCATCTCCGGCTCTGTCTGGGCCGAGCGTCTTAAGATCGGCGAAGAAACCGCCCGTTACTACTGGGCGGGAGTCTAATGCCTATCCGCATCGGAGGCCCGTCAACGGGAAGCCCTGCCACGGTTCCTCCGTGCACCTGGGGTTCCATGCGCTCGCCGATTGTGCTTAACGGTTTTCTGCACGGCGCATCCTATACGCGTTTCTCTCGTGCTTGGCCGTCGTCGTCTAGCCCGATTAAGTTCTTTAAATGGGAAAGCGGCTCCCTGTTCAGGCAAAGGCCCTACGCTTCCTTCGGCCCTGCTGCCCCGCCCTTGCTTCCGTATTACTGGATTTTTGCAGAAGAGTTTGACGGCACCACATACACGAACTGGGGAATCGGCGTTTATACAAAGCCCTACATGGCCGTAGACAATTCAGACTTCCTTCAGCTTGTCGGCGAAGCCGTCGACACCGACATCGGCACGTTTATTATCACGGCAGACGCGCATGAGGGAGACGGTCAGAACCTTTCCACGGCCACCCCTGGCGGGACAGAGATCTACGACATAGGCAAACTGACCGGGTTCTGACCTCCCCTTGCCAATCTCCGCAGGGTTAAGAAGACCCGATGAGCTGCTCCAATACCGCCGTATTCTCCCGAGGGGACAGTTTCTCCAGCGTCTGGACTTGGGTTCCCGGGGCCGGCGAGCCCGTCAATCTCCTCGGCACGACCATCGCCTCGACCCTCCGCGATCGGAGCGGGAAGGAATACCCGCTCGTAATCGTGCTCGCCGTCAATGGCCTGTCCTTTACGGCCACCTTCCCCGGTGACACCGCCGACTGGGCGCTCGGCCTTGCGAGCTGGGACATCCGCTTCACCTTCCCGGGCGGCCCCGTGACGCATTCGACCATCTTCCGCGTGCAGATCCAGGAGACCATCACTCAAGCTTAACATGGCGACCATCAACGGAACATTCAACAGCCTGATCGCGGGAACGCTGTCGGGCACCGTCGCCACCCCTGGCGCTACTGGCCCTGCCGGCCCCGCTGGCCCGACCGGCCCGACGGGCGCTCAGGGCATCCCAGGCGTGGGCGTCCCCGCTGGCGGCAGCACGGGGCAGTTCCTGACCAAGTCGAGCAACCTCGATTACGCGACTGGCTGGTCTACCCTATCTCTCGCCGGCTACGCGACCGAGTCTTGGGTGACCGCTGGCTTCTATCCCCTGACGGGTAACCCTTCGGGCTTCCTGACGGCCTCGGCGCTTACGCCCTACCTGACCAAAGCCGACAACCTCGGCTCCCTGACCAACTTCGCCACGGCCCGCGATAACCTCAACCTAGGCACGCTCAATAACCCGACCTTTGCCGGCCTTACGCTGCAAGGCTCAGGCGCTAACGTCGGCCAGTATACGCCGACCTCCCTGAGCCTTAGCCATACGACCTTCGGTTCCTTCGTGATCTCGCCCTCCTCGGGCATAACGTTCCCTGACACCTCCATTCAGACGACTGCCTTCGTCGCCGGCTCCGGCTTGCCCACTGGCGGCACGGTCGGCCAAGTCCTGACGAAGAACTCGGGCACGAACTTCGACGCGTCCTTTGCGACGCTCATCCCGGGCGACCGCTACCTGACGACCTCGACGACGAGCAACACCCTTAGCAATACGACTAAAACCTTCACGATTGGCACCGGCCTCTCTTACACGCCGACCCAAAGCATCACGATCTCTTACGACGCGTCGAACCATATGCACGGCGAGGTGCTGACGTACAACTCCGGCACTGGCGTCCTGACCGTGGACATCAATCACCACACCGGGTCGGGAACGTACGCCTCTTGGACGGTCAACGTGGGCGGGGTTGTCCCTGCGGCCTCCGTTGCCTGGGGCGGCATCACCGGCACGCTCGGCAATCAGACCGACCTTGCGACGGCGCTGAATGCGAAGCTCGAAGTCACGACCGCGGCCTCGACCTACTTCACGATCGCATCGGCTGCGGGCAAGGCGAACCTCTCCGGGGCGACGTTCACGGGCAAGGTCAACCTCCCAGACCTCGGCGTAAACACTCCTTCTCTGAACCTCGGCGGCACGGCCCTAAGCACGACCGCTACTTCGGCGGCCTCTGGCGATGTTTGGATCTCTGGAGCGACGTCCCCGAAACTCACCTACAAGGTCGGCGGCGCTAACCTTTATTGTGCGACCTCGAACCTGACGAATACTTTTACGTCTTCGCAAATCATCGACGTCACGACGGCGACGTCTGCGGCCCTGCGCGTCACGCAAAAGGGAACGGCAAACGCCATCGAAGTCGAGGACAGCACGTCCCCTGACTCGACCCGCTTCGCCGTGGATCAGTTCGGCAAGGTCGGCATCGGCGTCGCCCCGGATGGCACGGCTGCGCTGAAGGTGGACACGAACGGGATTATGTTCGGAGACGGTTCGGTGCAGACCACGGCGGCGACGGGTGCGAATTACATTAACCGTTTATGGCTGTCTCAGAACTTTTGGGGACAAGTATCCAGCGGGTCTTATGACTCAATGATGAATAGGTTTACATTTTATCATTCTAGCTCAGTCATTGACGCTATCATCGCAGATAGCGGTGCCATCTTTAGTTTTAACGGGAATGACTATTCTGTAACTTACTCTGCTGCCGGAGAGGTTGGTATCTCTGGTGACGCAACTGGATATAATGTTTATATCACCACGCCTCCAAACTTGTCCCTGCCAGGTTATTTCAAATATTTCCCATAATCCCATGATCGCCATCCTTCTCTCCTTCATCGCCGGCCTGGTCACGGGTCTGCTCGTCATGCGGAAGCACTCCGCCAAAGCCTCCGAGCTGGAGGCCAAGGGCAAGGCCGCTCTCGACGCGCTCAAGGGACGCTAAGGCCGTGCGCTTGCTCCTGGTCATCGCCGTCCTGGCCCTGACCGGGTGCAGTCTGTTCCGCAAGGGTGACGCCCTGCCGCCCCTGCCCGTCCAGCCGCCGGCCCCGACGAAGCCTGACGCCGTCCAGACCCTAGGCAAAGACCTCGACAAGACGGATCACCGCGTAGGCGCTGCGCTAGTGGCCATCGAGAAGAACGCCGACAAGCCGAAGGTGGTCGTCGCGGAGTCTCGCCTCGCTCAGTCCTATCTGCCCCCGCCCCCCGAGGCGGACGTCGCCTTCGCCGTGGCCCGGGCTACCAAGGCCGACCCCATCGACTACGCCAAGCAAATGGAGTTCGGACGCAAACTCGCCACCGCCGTCAACAAGGCCTGGGAGAAACTCGAGGCCGACCAGAAGGAAGCCGCCCGCGTCTCGCAGCTGAAGGACGCCCGCATCGTCGAGCTGACTAAGGAGGTCGAGCGCGTGAAGAAGGACGCCTCCGCCCAGACGTGGACGCTCGTCGGTGCCGGCCTCGCCGTCATCGGTGCCCTGACGACCGCCTTCATGGGCCCGCGCATCGGTCTGCCACTGCTACTCTGCGGAGCCTTCTGCGGTTCCGTCCCCTTCATCATCGACTCGCCCTGGTTCGGGTATGCGGCCGGGGCTACGCTGGTCATCTCCTGCGGCCTCGGCCTCTGGTGGCTGGCCGACAAGGTTCGCGACTCGGTGAACAAGCCCTCTCCTTCCGATGTCCCGCCGCAAGAATAAGGGAGCGAAGGTCATCTGGCGCAAACTCGGCAAGGAGCGCGCATGGGGTCAGGCCACGATCGGCGAGAACCTCATCGAGATTGACCCCCGCCTCGGAGCCAAGCGTCAGCTCGAAGTCCTCTGCCATGAGCAGATTCACCTGACCTTCCCCGAACTCAGTGAGCCCCAAGTCGACCGCGCCGGCAAAGACCTCGCCGCCCTGCTCTGGGCTCAGGACTACCGCCGCGTCCTCATCTCGCCCAACTCTAAGCCGCCCCGCATCTCGTGAGCCCGCCCCCTCCGCCCATCGACCCTGAGTCCCTGCCGAAAGAGCTGAAGGACGGCATCGTGGCCTCAGTCCTTGGCGGCCTCGCCATGACGGCCCGCCTCCTGCTCTCGACCGAACCCGTGTCCCTGGGCTGGGTCGTGCGCCGTGTCCTCGCCGCCGCGATCACCGCGGCCTTGGTCGGCTACGGCATCCAAGACCATATCCAAAGCCCGGGCCTGCGGATGGCCGTCGTCGGTGCGGCCGGCTACGCGGCCCCCGAGTGTCTGGACTACCTGATGAAATACATCAAGGCCCGCGGAGAGAAGGAAGTCGCCGCGGTCGTCGGCAAACCCAAACCCCATGGCAAAGGTAAAGCAGTCACCAAGCGGAAGCGGTAACCTCCTGCTCGCGGTCACGCTGCTCACCGGCTTTGCGGGAGTCTCGGCCCTGTCCTCGGCCTACATCGCCGGGTATGTCCTCGACCAGCTGCAATCGACCGACGCCCTGGTCATGATCGTGACGGACGCGGGCCTGAAGTCCGACTCCGCCGACCTCGAGCGCAACATGAGCACGGCGACCCTAGCCCTGAAGTCCGTCCGCGACCTTGGCTGGGCCTTGGCCGTAGGGTGCTTAGGGGTAGGGGTGGCGGTCTTCTTACGCTCCCGCCGTCAAAACGCCTCCTAGGGCAAGCCAGAGGGGTCTAATGCCCCTTGACGCGGCGCCCTAGGGTGGCACATTAGCCTTAGTAAACCCCCCGGCCCTCTCAACGATGGTTTCTCTCGGGGGGTCTTTTGTGCCTGTCAAAAGTTTCGGCAAAAGAGTTTGACGGAATGCATTTGGTCTGAGAGATTGGTCTGGCACCACAAAAAACATGACCACCGCCGAAGCCATTACCGCCCTCCGTATCGCCGCCACCGCCCGCCTGACCGAAGACAAGGTCGCTCGTCGTAAAGCAAACAAAGCCTTCAAGGCCGCCGCCCTCAACCTTTGGGCCGCTTGGCAGATCGAAGGCTACCCGGAAGACGCTAACGAAGTCCTTCGCGCCTACGGCATCTGCTTCGCCTAATCTCCACCCACGCAAACACACCCATGAAGTCCCTCATCGCCCTCTCCTTCCTCATCATCTTCGGCTGGCTCGCCGTCGTCACCTTCTGCGGCCCCGAACTGGCCCGGGCCATCAACGGCCCCGAGCCGGTCAAGGCCAAGGCCGTCCGCAGCGCCCGCTAATTTCCCACCCACACCACACCATGACCTGGCGCTGCATCAAAACCTTTAACTCAAGCAAGTTTAAGCACGAGGATGCCTGCTTGTTTTTCCATAAAAAATACAAGTATCCGATGCTTCTCAGTCTCTTCAGGTTTGATGAAGAATACATCAAGGCCTGCGAAAAGAGAGACGGTTACAGTTACGGAGAACCGCGAGATGATTGGGATGACATTAACGGCGACACCGAAAGTCTCGATCAGTTTTCCCATTGGATGCCTATCAACAAACCCAAAAAGAAATAACTTCCCACCCACACCATGAACCAAGACCCCATCGACCACATCACCGTCGGCGACCGCCCCCTCCGGCTGTCCCGCCCGGTGCTCCCCCACGCCGCCCGCCGTCTGGCCGGCGTGCTCCCGCAACTGAACGCTCTCAACACGGCCGGCAAGTCTCAGGCCGATGCGGCCGAGGCCCTCGGCGTCTCCGTCGGCGCCGTCCGCTCTTGGATCGCGCTGGCGAACCTGTCCTGGTCGAACATCAACCGCCGCGGCCCCTACGCCAAGCGCACGAAGTAAGACCATGACTGCCCCCAAACCTCCCCGCGGCGCCAAGGCCACGCAGACCTTGAACGGCGTCAAGATGAGCCAACTCAAGTTCGACCGCATTCTCGCCTTCCGCGCTCAACTCCCGCAGCTCGACCACAAGGAACGCCTCGGCGCCCTCGACATCGCCGCTCGCTTGGGCATCTCGTCGTCCTGCGTCAATCAGTGGCTGCGCATCCTCGGCTACCGCCTGAACAACCACAACGGCCGCACGATCTACAAGCACGACCACACCGGATGGGAGGAGAAGATCCTGCCCGTCTACAAGTCCACGGGCTACAAGGCCGGCGCTACCGCCGTCGCCCTGGGCATGGACAAGTCGGTCGTCTACCGCTGGCTGGCGAACACCGGGCATCTCAAGCCGACCTACGCTCCCCGCGACATCTCGACCTATAAGTTCCAATCCTACCGCTAATGCCTGACCCTTCCCACCGACCCTATCAACCCATGACCATCATCCGACCCGACTCCCTGCCCGCCTTCTGGTGGCTCTTCCCCTGGAGCATGGCCCGCCAGCTGCACAAGAACGCCGTGGCCCTCAAGGCCTTCTCCGACCGCCTCGACCAAGCCGTGACCATGCAGACGCATATCATCTCCGACCAGTCCGAGGAGATCGCGAACCTCCGCACCGAGGCCGAGCGTCTCGCCGGCAACGTGAACTATTGGCGCATCGAGGCCGAGACCGATCACGCCCGCTGGCTCCGCGTCCTCGAGGAGAATGACAAGCTGCGCAAGCAGATCGCCGACATCGACGCCGCCATCATGCTAGGCCGCGCCATCACCCCCGACGCTCACCCCCATGAGTAGTTTCCGCCACTTGGACGGCATGATCGCCCTGCTCTCCGAGGTATATGAAATCAATGAGCGAATCCTGACCGGTGACATCACGTCCAACAAGACCGCCATCGCCTCCGGCCGCATGAAGAAACTCCTGCACCACTATCACGAGGCCCTGCACGAGGACGGCGCCGTGAAGGTATCGCTCCAGGCTTACGCCGCCGCCGGTGGCTGGGTCGGCATCACCTACTCCTATGAGCTCGACGGCTTCGAAGTCGCCGGATCACAAGTCCCGAGACGCGTATGAGCATCCGCGAAGAGTTACTTCAAGACCATATCAACATGCTAATTGATGACCTCAGAAAGTCCGAAAGAAAGGTCGAGCGGCTGACCAAGGCAGGGGATGCGATGGTTGACATGGTCGATTGGGAAGTGCCTTACGAACGCCGCAAGAAGTTAGAAGCAGATTGGAACGCCGCCAAGGAGGGCAAGCCCCGTGCATAAGCCCATGCGCCCCTTCTCCATCGTCGCCCTGCTGCTCCTAGGCTTCAACGCCGCCGCCGCAGCTGAGGCCACCCTTCTCGAGTGTATCGCCATGGTCGAGTCCGGCCAGAACCGCAAGGCCGTAGGCAAGGCCGGGGAGCGCGGGATGTATCAGGTCGGGAAGGCCGCTTGGGACGATGCAAACGAACGGCTAAAGAGGGAAGGCCACTACCACTTCCAGTTCAGCAAGTGGCGCAACCCCACCGCCCAGGACATGATCGCGGCGGCCCACCTCCGCACGATCCGCGAAAACTTCAAGCGCATCGGCAAGCCCGACCCGACCCCCGAACAACTCGCCCTGGTCTGGAACGTGGGCTGGTCGGGGGCCGTCTCCCGGCGGTTCGCTCCGAACGACTACGCCGAACGCGTGGCTAATTTATTCCGCTCGCAAAAGGTTTTGAGCCGTTGAAAGTTTCGACCATGTCTCACATGGTCATCGCTGTCGACCCCGGTGCCAACGGCGCCTTCGTCTGGTCGGTCGACGGCATCGGCATCGAGACGCGGAAGATGCCCGGCTCCGATGTCGAGATCTGCGAACTGATGGCCGAGCTCTCCTGCAAGGCCAAGTCCGTCGCCCTGTTCCTCGAGACGCCGAGCGTCGCCGGCTACAGCCCGAAGATTCCCGGCGCGTCAATTGCGAAACTCCAGTTCAACGTCGGCCTGATCTACGGCGCATCAATCGCCATGGGCTGGCAAGTCCGCCGCATCGACCCGAAGGCATGGCAGAAGACGCACCCCGTCGGCAAGAAGGCCGACCACGGCTCCGGCTGGAAGCGACACCTCAAGGCCCGGGCGAAAGAGCTCTTCCCGCAGACCGATGTCTTCGACTATAACGCCGACGCCCTCCTGATCTACGACTCCGCCATCCGCGGCGTCATTAACTGAGTTTCCATAACTCGACTAAACCCTCCCATTTGGAACCTTTCCCATTATGAAAAAGAACACCCTTAAACCGACGACCGAAATCCGCCTCATCCCTGGCACGCAGTATATCCTTCTTCCGGATAACAAGGTTGCCCGCCTCCTGACGCCCACCGTCCGCCCCTCCGGCGACAACTATAACCTCCGCATCAACGGCCGCACCCGTCAGTTCACGCTCGAGGCCATCAAGGCCATCATCGCCGGCGCCGACCCGGCCACCGTCGGCAACAAGTAACCTCTTCCCATGAGCACCACGCCCAAGACCCCCACCGCCACCGCCGCACTTGTCGCCGCCCTCGCGGCCCTCGACAACGTGAAGGCCAACAAGATCGTGAAGGCCAACTTCACCGCCAAGTACGTGTCCCTCGACGCGTTGCTCGACGCCGTGAAGCCCGTCCTTCTCGACCACGACCTCGCCCTGATCCAGACGCTCGTCAGCCAGGACGGCAAGGTCGGCGTCTCGACCGCCTTCCTCCACGCGTCCGGCGAACGCTTCGACTTCGGGACGCTCCTGGTCAAAGCCGAAGGCCTGACCGCCCAGCAGATCGGCGGGGCTATCACATACATCCGCCGCCAGTCGATTCAGACCGCTTGCGGCATCTCGGTCGACCTCGACGACGACGGCTCCTTGGCCTCTGGCATCCGTTCTGCGGCCATTTCCCCCGTCACCCCTGCCACCCCCCGCCCCCTGACCCGATGAGCGACCCTAAAGACTTCAATCCCTTCGACCCCATCTCCGCCGCGATGGGGGCCATGCACGGCCAGAACCTCCTCGCGGCTAAGGACGCCCGGATCCGGCAACTGGAAGAGCGCCTTGAGGGTATGCGCGAGGCCGGCGACCAACTCTGGTACTGCGTCCGCCACGCGCAGCGCATCCAAGCCGAAGAGCTTATCGACGCCATCGAGGAATGGCAGGAGGCCCGCAACCATGGCTGAAGTCCCCAAGGGCATCGCCACGATCGCGAAGACCGTGCCCCGCCAGTTCGCCCTCCTGCTGCTCCTGGACGGCTACCCCTACGTAGAAATGACCGCCCGCAAGTCCGCCGACTTCCTGACCGACCTGAACGCCTGGAAGCGCAAGACCTACCCCTCCTTCTCCCGCTCCGTCGTCCGATTCTTTACGCTCGCACCTAACGGGGAGCTTAAAGAACTTACCTTTACCAAATGACCAACCGCGAATACCTGAGGAACATCCTCAACCAGTTAGCCGGCGAAGTCTCCGCCCTCCGCCCGACCCCCGAAGACTCCGTCACCCTGGCCGGGTCTGATCTGATGCAACTCCAGATCGCCATCAATGAAGCCGCAGCCGAACTCGACCGCCTTGACGTCGAGAACATCGAGGAGGCCTATCACATCAAGCCGATCTATGACCGCATCAAGGCCGTCATCGCCCATGAGCGCGTCCTCCGCAATCAGCTCGACCGCGTGGCCCTCGCCGCCGACAACGCCATCGACCTCTGCAACCTCCTTTCCGCCCACGTCGAAGAGCACAACCCGAACGACGAAGACGAAGCCCTCTGAACCTTTCCCACCATGCCACAAATCCACGACCGCAAAGAATACCGCGCCTTCCCGGCGTTCAACCAATCAGCCGCCAAGCACATCCTGACCTCGCCGGCGCATTATCAGGCCTACATCAACACGCCCCAGGAAGAGACCAAGGCCCTGCGCTTTGGAACCTTCGTTCACTCGGCCGTGCTCGAACCGCACACCCTAAATGACCTCTACGCGACCGCCCCGGACTGCGATCGCCGCACTAAGGAAGGCAAGGCCGCTTGGGCTGAGTTCGCCACGGCCAATGCTGGCAAGACCATCCTCGACTATGAAGAGTCCGCCCTCGGGCATCTCGTCGCCTCGTCCGCCCGCTTCGCCCTCAAGCGCCTCGGCGTGGAGTTCGACGCGACCGAGGTCATGTATCACGTCGACTACAACGGAGTCCCGCTGAAGGCCGCCATCGACGGCGTGGCCGGCGACTACCTCTGGGACATCAAGACCACAGGCGCCGGAGAGGCCACGGCCGCCGGCATGCTCAAGAGCATCCGCTCGTATAAATACGCATTGCAAGCATACTGGTACCGCCTCGTCTACGAGCTCGCAACGGGCAAACGCCCTCTCGGCTTCCGTTTCCTCTTCGTCGAGAAGGAGCCGCCCTTCGCTTGCGCCGTCTGTGAGATCGGCCCTGAGCTCATGTCCTGGGCCATCGCCGACTTCGAGAAAGCCGTGACCCTGTATAAGGAATGCACGGCCTCCGGCGTCTGGCCCGCCTACACCGAGGAGATTCAGGTCATCGACGTGAAGTCCACGACCACCGCCGCCCCCATTAACTTCGCCTAACATGGAACCCAACAACGACCGCAAGCCCCTGAAGTCCATCGAGACCGCGGGCACCTATAAACTCAAACTCATCAAGCCCGCTTTCGATAAGATCCGCGCGTGGGAAGACGGCACCGTCTCCTGCCGCCTCTTCTTCCTCGACGACCAGGGCAATTGCCTGAGCAAGTCCTTCTCCTCGAAGTGGGGCAAGCCTCTGGCCATGCTCGTCGGCAAGTTCTCCGGCAAGTTCACCGAAGAGCTGCGCCTTGATGCCACCCCGGCCGAGTTTATGGAATACATCACCCCGGCCTGTGGCAAGACGTGCCTCCTCGGCGTCGAGGCCGAGCCCTCCGGCGAGTATAACGGCAAACAGCAATTTAAGTATAAATTGACGTATCCCAAGGGCAGTCAGAAGCCGACCGTCTCCGAGCCCCTGCCGGACAACCCGCCCTTCTGATGAACAACCTCGCCAAGATCCGCGAGGCCCTGGTCGACGCGCTGCTCAAGGCGCCCGACCTTAACCTCCGCCGCGTGCGTCGTAAGCTCGGCATCTCCGGCCGCCAGACCCGCATCGCCTCCCGAATCGCAAAAGCCACGCGCAAGGCCTCCGCCGCCGCATGACCACCATGTCCGCCCCGACCCTTGTCCTTATCTCTGGCTTCGCAAGGGCGGGGAAGGACACCCTCGCCTCGGGAATCCTCGAATGGTCGACCCGTCCGTCCCGCAAGGTCAACTTCGCCGACTACCTGAAGGACGCGGGGAATGACTTCCTGATGTCCCTCAACCTGGAGGGCAACTTTCACGACGACCGCTTCAAGACCCTACACCGGGACTTTCTCGTGGCCGGCGGCAAACTCGCCCGGTCGCTCGACGTCGACATCTTCGCGAAGAACCTCGCGAACTTCTGCCCCATTCAGATGGGCCCGGATGAGGTCGCCCCCGAGACTGTCGTATGCAGTGATCTTAGATACGCTAACGAAGTCGCCGTCTGTCAGGATACGCTGCACGACCTCGGCTGGAAGGTGCGCACGATCTACGTCGCCACCGCCGGCGTCGGCCCAGCCAACCAGGAGGAGATGGACAGCATCCTCGAGATCCGCGAGAAGCACGCCTTCGACCTCGAACTGACGTTCGCCCCCAACTCGCGGAATACGATCCTCATGGAGGGCCGCTATATCGCGAAGACATGGAGGCTCTAGTCATGAATGACGACCTGAGCATGGACGAGCGCATAGCCTGGGCCAGACGCTCAGGCCTGACCGACGAGCGCATTGCCTTCCTGCTCGCCTGTCCCAAGTACACCCGCACCGGGCGTAAAGACCAGCCCGCCTACATCAAGACCGACAACCCTAACCACCACCTCCAGAAGCTCGGCGACTGCTGGTGGCTGCGCATCCGCCGGCGGAAGACGAACATCGTCCACAACCTGGGCAAAGACCTCGAGACCGCCCGCAAGAACCGCGACGAGATGCTCGCGGCCTATGACGCCGGCAAACCTATCCCACACCTCGACCAATGAGCACCCCTACCCGCTTCGTCGCCTTCGGTGATAACCATGGCGACATGGCCGACGAGAACGCCGTCGAGGCCTTGGTCGAGTTTATCAAGGACTACAAGCCGACCGTCCGCGTGCACCTCGGCGACTGCTTCGACTTCCGATCGCTGCGCCGTGGAGCCGGGCAGGATGCCGAAGGCGCTGAGTCCCTCATCTCCGACATCGAGGCCGGTGAAGCCTTCCTCGAGCGCACCAAGCCCACCGTCTACCTGATGGGCAATCACGAGCACCGCGCCCAAGCCCTCCAGAACACCTCCGGCTCCGCCCTGGTGCGTGACTACTGCGCCGACCTAGAGGCCCGCATCAAAACCGCCGCGAAGAGCTGCGGAGCCAAGACCATCCTCCCCTACCACGCCGAGAAGGGCGTCTACCGACTAGGTCAGGTCGCCTTCATTCATGGTTACGCCCACGGCCTGAACGCCACCGCCGAGCAGGGTAAGCATTACGCCGACCGCGGCGGGGCTCTGATCCACGGCCACACCCACACGCTCGCCCAGGTTAACTTGACCAAGGCCGAAGGCGGCGCCGCTTTCTCCGCCGGCTGTCTCTGTCAGAAGGACGCCATGGCCTACGCGTCGCACCGGCTCGCCACCTCCCGCTGGGGCTCAGGCTTCGCCGCCGGCTGGGTCGACGGCAAAGACTGGAAGGTCTGGCTCGTCCACCGCGTCGGCTCCCGCTGGGTATGGACCACCGACCTCAAGGTCTTCACCCCGAAGGCCCGATGAAGCGCTTCGACGCCCACGCCCTCGTCGCCGCGATCAACGCCGACGACACCCCTGAAGGCTGGCACAAGACCACGGAGGTCGTCCGCCTCCTAGGCTACAACACCCGAGCCGGAGTCGCCCTGCCTCTCGCCCGCATCGTCAAGGCTGGCTACGCCGAGCAGAAGACCATCCGCCGAGGCCGCTTCATCTATCGCCTGTCGACCAGGTTCAAGACTTGGGCCGCCGCCAAGGCCGCAGCTGAAGCCCTCGACAAGTTCAAGGCCCCCAAGGGATGGGTCACCCTCTCCGAGTATGCCCACAAGCACCGGCGCACCGTCCGCGGCGTGCAATACCGCATCGACGGCATGGCCCTCCCTGTCCGCATCCTCCGCAACCCTCGGAGCGTCCCCTACTACCGCAAGTCAGACCTCGACCGGGTCTGTCGTTAAAACATTTGACGCAGGGCCTCCACGCCCCCATCCCTCCCCTCCTCTCTTCTAATGATCCCGCCGAACAACGTCGCCGCGGAACGCCACCTTATCGGCGTACTCCTCCGCGATGCCCTCCCCCTTCCCCCTGAGCTCAAGCCGTCGGACTTCTTCGAGCCCGCCCACGTCGATATCTACTCGGCCGCCCTGTCCCTAGCCGTCGACGGCATCCGGGCAGACGAGCACACGGTCAGCCAGAAGCTACGCGAGATGAAGTCGCCGGTCGAGGCCGCCGCCGTCTCGCTCCTGGTCAGCGACTCCGGCTTCGGCGAGTATCGCCCCGAGCACGTCGACCTGATCACAAGCGCCGCCCTGCTACGTCAGGCCGCAGACGCCGCGGCGAACGCCACCGACCCGGATACCCTCCTCGAGCATTATGCCCGCCTGTCCGAGCAGCGCAAGGCCACCAAGCGCGAGAAGGACACCGGCGAATGGTTCGACCTCGACGCCCTCGACGCCTTCAACCCGCTCGACGACCCGACCGTCCTCGTCGGCAAGGCCCGCCGCTGGCTATGCCAAGGTTACGCGGTTTCAATCGTCGGCTTCTCTGGCACCGGCAAGTCCTCCCTCATGATGCAGATCGCGACCTCTTGGGCCCTGGGGCAATCGACCTTCGGCCTGACTCCCGTCCGCCCGCTCAGGACGCTCATCCTCCAAGCTGAGAACGACGGCGGCGACATCGCCGAGGCATGGCAGGGCTCGACGTGCAAGATGACCGAGAGCGAGAAGACCAGGCTCAAGCAGAACATCGCCATCGTCCGCGACACGAAGCACATCGGCACGGCCTTCCCGGCCTTCCTCGAGAACCTCATCGTCAAGCACGGCGCCGAGGTCGTCTGGATTGACCCGCTTCTCGCGTATGCCGGATTTGACATCGCAGATCAGTCCCTGACCACCGACTGGCTCCGCACGCAAGTCGACCCTGTCCTCAAGCGAACCAAGTGCGCCATGATCTACATGCACCACACGACCAAGCCGAAGTCGGCCGACGACTTGGACACCATGACGCCGTCCCAGCTCGCCTACCTCGGTGCAGGATCCGCGGAGTGGGTAAACTATTCAAGAGACGCGGGGTTCCTCTACCGCACCAAAGGCGAGCCCGCCCGGTACAAGTTCGGCTTCTCCAAGCGCGCATCCCGCTGCGGCCTTCAGGACATGGACGGCAACTGGGCCAAGTCCGGCTTCGTCTACCTTCAACACTCCCCGGAGGCCAAGGTGCTCCGCTGGGAATACGCCCCGACCGCTGGCTCCGACCCCGCCCCCCAGCGTACCGATTCCAGCCCCGCCAAGGGGCCTAGGAGCCGTCCCGACTACGTCTGAGGGGTCTCCTCTCCTTCACCCCCTTAAGCCCCCCTCTTTCCGCCTAATCATGACCTCGTCACTAGGGTATGCAAGTCCGTCTACCGCAGGGGTAGTTATTTATACTTCTACCCCCTCTGCTGGCGCGACGGGGGAAGATAAATAATATTCAGGCCGCAAGCCTCCCGAGTCTACGCACATGCCTAGGAAACTCTCCGCCAAGCAACTGGCCTACCTCTCAGTCCGCCGCGAGATCTCTAAGCGCCGACGCTGGCTCTGGAAAAACAAAAGACAGGTCATGGAGAAGGGTCGGCTCAAGGCCACCGCCAGGGCCACCGAGATCAGAGACGGGGCGAAGACCTACCTCCTCGAGACCGTCAGAGATTGGCCGGCAACCCTGACACCCGCGCAGCTCGACGCCCTGCTCCTGGACATCCCCTATACCCGAAAGGGCAAGAAGCGACGCAAGCGCCGTGACTCCCTGATCCGCCGGCTCCGCCTCCTCGGCCTCATCGATTACGTCCCGAGGACTAACACCTGGCACAACCTTTGCACGTTGCCCCCGTCAAAACCTTCAGCACCGTCCGAGATGAATGACCAAGGCCCGACTGAATGACCTGACCGCTCCGGCGGAAGAGGCACGGTCTTTCGACGCATGGTTCTTCTCTCAGCCGAAGAAGGTGCAAGAGAAGATGCGCAACTCCGGCGTGCTGCCTTACCGCGAGATGGTGCAGTCTCGGCACGTCTTCAAGGTGAAGGACGAGCACACCGCCTGGATGAACACCGGCACGGATGAGCACGTCGAGGTCGATGCCTTCATCAGTCGAGACCTAGTGGCCGTGATGCTCAAGGCCTTCATCGATGCCCTGGCTATGTCCGACAACTTCTACTTCCGCCGGCACGTCGAGCTCATCAGGTGGGCGCTCAGTCTTCCCGGCTGTCTGTCGTCGCGTATGATCGCACGGATGTATGGCAAATCCCATGAGGCCATGCGCAAGCGAGCCAGGGCCATCCAGTTGTCCGTCAACTCCGACGCCCACGGCCTGTTCCCTCACTGCAACTCTAAGCGCGATAAGATGCGCGTATCATTCGACCGCCATATAGCGTCATAAATATATGATTACTTGTCGTTTAGATATGAGCGAGGCCTTTCGTATCGCTTTCCCCACTACGGACAACCGCCCTAAGGAATCTCTTTTGGGCCTTATTCCGCCGCGTTGGACGGCACCTGCCCCTCTTTTTTACGAGGGGAAACGAAGGTTTTGACCAAAACAGCAAACGGGGGAACTCCAGCACTCGGCCATGACGCGTAAACTTAGCAACCTCGAGATCGGCACGGCCTTGAACATCACGCCGCAGCGCGTGAGCGTGCTCAAACGCGAAGGCCTTCCCACTGACAGCATCGAAGCCGCCCTGGCATGGCGGGCTCAACGCGAGGAGCAGCGCAAGGCGAAGGCGCCGAAGGCCGCGCCGGCGCAGCTCGACGACGGCACGCTCTCCGACACGATCGCAGAACACCGGGCGCTCGTCGGTCGGGCCCGCGGCGTCTGGCTTGCGTCGATGGAGGGCGGAGACCCGAACCAGGGCAAGTACCAGACCGCATACAACCAGAGCCTCAAGACCCTCGTCGCCCTCGAGGAGGAGCAAGAACGCCGGCTCATCCTGGCGAAGGACTACATCGCCGCGAAGGAAGCGACGGAGGCCATGCGTCAACTGATGGGCGAGGTCGTCAACCGCCTCGACAAGCTGGCCCTCGACGTGGCCGAAGGGTGCAACCCCGAGAACCCGGCGAAGGCCGTGAAGGCGCTCGAGACTTGGGTACGCAAGACGAAGGCCGACCTCTCCGCGAACGATGAACAAGACTGACCTCCTCCGCGTAGGCCGTGACGTGCTGAAGCCTTCCGACTCCGGCGACGTCGTCGAGTGGCTGGAGGAGAACGTGCTCGCCATCCCTGACTCGCCGATGCCCGGGCCGTTCCGCTCCGAGCGCACGCCGTGGATCGCCGAGGCCTTGCGCATCGCGGCCGACCCCGAGACGCGTATGCTCACCGTGCTCGCGAGCATCCAGTCCGGCAAGTCCCTCTTCGCCCGCCTGTTTACTTGCCACATCATCGCGAACGCTCCCGGCCCTACCTGTGTTTTTCAAAGCACGGATGCGGAATCTAAGGACTTCGCCCTTCGCTACATGCGGCCCGTCTGGAACAACTGCCCGCCAGTGAAGGCCCGCATCTCGGTCGACGACATGGATCGCTCGACGACGACGGACTTCGACCGCATGACGCTTTACTGTCGCGGCCTGTGGAACGAGTCCAACCTTCAGCGCCTGTCCCTGCGTTATACCATCGCCGACGAGTGCTGGATGGCGCCGCCCGGACACTTGGCCGAACTGAGCGCGCGCGTGACGGCGTTCGGCTGGATGGGCAAACGCATCTTCATGTCCCAGGGCGGAAGGGCTGGTCAGGAGTTCCATCAGCTGCACGAGTCCACCGATCAACGTGACTGGAACTTTCGGTGTGTCCGATGCGACACGCTCCAGCCCTGGGTATGGGAACAGGTCAGGTTCCCGGACGAGGCAAAGCAGACAGGAACATGGGATTTGCAGAAGGTCAGCACCGGCACGACTTACGAATGCGCCGGCTGTCAGGAGCGACTGCCCGACAACAACGCCACGCGCCTCGAGGCGAACCGACGCGGCGCCTTTGTCGCGACGGCATCGGCCGCTAACTCCGGGCACATCGGGCTTCACTGGAACAGCCTTGCGACGATGAGCTGGGGCGAGCTGGCCGTGATGATGATCAAGGCGAAGGAGGCCGCGGACATCTACGGAGACGAGGACGGTCGTCGCCAATTCAAGCAGAAGCGTCTGGCTCTTAGCTGGGCCGAAGAGGGCGGGGAGATCGTGAACATCGCCCAGGCCGCCAACTACAACATGACCGACGACTGGGAAGGCGAGTCAGTCATCACGCCGAAGGGCAGGGTCGTCGACCGCGAGGGAGCACCCGAAGGCTCGTTCCCTTTCCGCACGGCCGGCATCGACGTGCAGCGAGGTTTCTTTTATTGTGCCATCCGCCGGTGGAGTCGCACCGGGCATAGCCGGCTCAAGGCCTTCGCGAAGATTGACACATGGAACGACCTCGAGGCCTTCGTCAAAAAGCACGGCGTACATCAGGCCATGGTCATGGTCGACTCGGGTGACCAGGCTACGGACGTATATCGGCAGACCGCGGCCCGCGGCTGGAAGTGTGCGAAGGGGTCGGGCAACGAAGACTTCTCGGTCACGACTAAGGACGGTAAGACCACCCGCCGATTCTACTCCGATAAACAGGCCATCATGGTGCCCGGTCTTCAGGCGCGGGCCGTCCTGATCGTCTGGTCGAACCTCGCCGGCAAAGACCTCCTGCACGGCCTACGCTCTCGGAAAGTATTCACCTATTCCCTCGACGCTGGTCAGGACTACGTCGACCAGATGAACGCCGAAGTCCGCGTAAAGGATAGGCGCACCGGGAAGCCCCAGTGGCTGCTCCCTCAGGGCAAGAAGGATAACCATGCTTTCGACTGCGAACTTCTCGGCCTCCTGGCCGCCGTCCGTTGGGGCATCGTCGGGAAGGAAACAACCGAAACCGACTTGC